TGGGAATAAAAACACATGCCAGTTTCTTCCTGGCATTTTTCATATTATGAAAGGAGTTAATCAATGGCTGAATATCGAGGAATGGAATATCTTAGAAGGAAGCTATGGGCATTAAGAAGCAGAGTCCTTTTGAGATATAAATACTATGAGATGAAAGATAGAAACACGGATCGTGTTGGCGTAATTCCACCGAATCTACGTCAGCAATATTCATCAACATTAGGATGGTGTGCAAAGAGTGTTGATTCATTAGCGGATAGATTACAGTTCAGAGGATTTAAGAACGATAATTTTAATCTCGAAGAAATATTTCGCATGAATAACTTTGATGTCTTTTTTGATTCTGCTATCTTAGGTGCATTAATCAGCTCATGCGACTTTGTAAGTATTGCACCAGATGAAGATAAATATCCTAGACTTGAAGTTGTTCATGGAGGAAATGCGACAGGTATTATTGATGAGAGAACAGGAATGCTCAAGGAAGGATATGCAGTACTTGAGAGAAAAGATGGGAATCCATATAGAGAAGCTTACTATCTACCGCATGTAACTGAGTATTATGTTGATGGGAAGATAGATAATAAAGTTGAACATGATGCACCATATCCATTACTTGTGCCAATCATCTATCGTCCAGATGCTATGAGACCATTTGGCCATTCAAGAATAAGTCGCACTTGTATGTATCTACAGAAGGATGCTAAGAGAACTCTAGAGAGAGCGGATGTATCAGCAGAATTTTATTCATTCCCTCAAAAATATATCTTGGGTTTATCCAACGAAGCAGAAAGAATGGATAAATGGGCAGCAACAATTTCTTCGTTTCTAGACTTTAGACAAGATGAAGAAAATGGTAATACACCAAGCGTTGGTCAATTCCAACAACAGAGTATGACGCCATATACTGACCAGCTAAGGACTTTAGCAGCTATGTTCGCTGGAGAAACAGGACTAACGTTAGATGACCTAGGATTTGTAAGTCAAAATCCATCTAGTTCAGAAGCAATTAAGGCCAGTCATGAAACATTAAGAGCTACTGCAAGAAGAGCACAAAAAACATTCGGCAGTGGCTTTTTAAATGTTGGATATTTAGCTTCTTGTATTCGTGATAAATACGAATATCAAAGGGATGCATTCTATATGACGACACCGCTTTGGGAGCCTGTCTTTGAACCAGACTTTGCAGCAATGGGAGCAATTGGAGATGGCATTCAAAAAGTGAATACTGCAATTCCTGGATACTTCAATTCTGAGAATATGAGAGATCTGATTGGAATCGAAGGCGGAAACACGCAAGAACCGATTTCTAATGATGATTTTGATTTGGAGTTAGAAAATGAGCCAACAGAATGATATTGGGCAAGAACTGTTTGAAAAAGTTCTGAAGTCATATCAGAGCAAATTAAAAAACGATAAAACGCTAAGAGAATTGCAGAAGAAATTAGAAGATGAATCTATTTCGTATAAAGATGCACACAAATTAGCTCTTAAAGCTGGAGAATTATTGGCACAAGCTTATGCTGAGAATATATCTGAAGAAGTTCTACCAGATGGGAAGATGTATTACAACATTGCTAAGAAGATCATTAGTCCTACGGCGATTGTAGATTATCAATATGTTTCAAAGTACTGTGAAGAGGTTCAGCAGAAGTTAAACGAACAGGCGCAAATACATATTGCACCACAAATTCCTGAATATGACGAACAACGTATTCACGAATTGGAGTGGACAACTTCACAAGCTGAACATTATAACGATGCAAAAGCAGAATTAGAATCATCTATCATCAATCATTCTCAATCAATTGTAGACCGTTCTATCAAAAAGAATGTAGATTTACACGCTAAAGCTGGATTGGAACCTAAAATCATTCGTACTGCAGAAGCCCCTGCTACAAAATACAGAAAAATCCGAAGAGGAAAGAAAGAGTATAAGTATCCTTATCAAGTTCCATGTGAATGGTGTCAGAAACTTGAAGGAGTATGGGATTATGCTGATGCAGAAGAGAATGGTGTATATCGTAGACATAAAGGATGCCAATGTATTGTTGAGTATGATCCAGCAGATGGTAAAGGTAAAGTCCAAGATGCCCATAATAAAACCTGGTATAAACAAGGCGATATCGAAGGGAGAAAAGAAGCAGCACAACAATTTGAAGAAGCCAAAGCAAGAAGAGAGAAAATAGCTCGTGACAATCGTGTTTTACGATCAGAGGCTATAAATCGATTGCAAAACGAACTCGGCTATTCTGCAAAAGGTGCTGATTTCTGGTGGAGAACAAATAAAAAGTATGTTGATCAGTATGGATTAGACTACATGATTGATTACACTAGGAATGGCAATAAGTCATCTCGAATGATGACTCAAGAAGACATCTCATTAAAAGTCCCAGATTTTGAAAATAAAAACTTTGATGGATACAATGAATTTGCACCATCAGAACTAGAACGTAAAGTGCTAAAAGAACTGCAATTCATGGAAAAAGATGATCACGTGGAGCATATTGCATATTTATATTCAGATGGCAATTATGAAATTGGAACAAGTAATAATAGTAATAACGTTAAGGTTGAAGAAAATATGATTTTAGGTAAAACAAAATTATTCCATAATCACACAAGTGTTTCACCACTTTCTAATCAAGATTTAAAGTTGCTAACTCGCGAAGAAATTGATGAAATTGGAGTAATATGTAATAATGGAGATGCATATATTGTTAGAATTGCTGGTGGCATTAAGCCAAGCGAAGTTGAATTTGAGTCCTATTCTAGAGACTTAGATATTGAAATTGACAATGATTTAATGAATCAAAATTATTTCTATGATTTATCTTTAAATGAACGTAACTATCTTTTCTTCAAGGAAAAAGCATACCGGATATCTAGACACTTTGAATGGATTATAGAAGGAGGAGATATTGATGAATAAATTTGATAAATATTTTGAAAAATGCACAAATGTCATCGAAGCATTGAATGTCAAATGGGAATTGGTTGATTCTTTTCCAGAAGAAGAACGGCAAGATATTTTTGAGGCATTTGCTAAAGCCGACGATAGAATATTAAAGAGTTACGGAATTAATTATATGTGTTAAAAGCACTTGAGAAAGTGCTTTTTATTAGGGAGACATCAATGCAATTTGGACATTTGAAATGGAAACACAGTATTTTATTGAGATTAGTTAAATGATATGATTACAACTTCTAAATTAGAAGTGTAATAACAGGAGGTGATGGAGGATGTCAGAGCCTAGATATGGCAGACAGACTCCCACACATTCCGTAGTATTTCCTTATACTGACTCAAAAGGTCAGGAAGCTGTAGACTTGTATAATTCCGGTGGCAATCAAGCTATGGAATGGCAAGTCTTACAGGCGTTTGACATTCTTGCTTATAACGAGAATGGCTTATGGACACACCCAAAATATGGATTAGAAGTATCTCGGCGAAATGGTAAGACCGAGATTTTTATGATTCGTGAAGCTTGGGGGCTAAAGAACGGTGAGAAGATATTACATACTGCTCATCGTTCTGATACCGCACATGATACATGGGAAAGATTGATGGACTTATTACCAAAGATAGGTCTTAATATCGAGAATTCTTATCGTGCACTTGGTAGAGAGTATATCGTAGTAGAGGGTGGAGGAAAAATTGACTTCCGTACACGAACATCAAAAAGCGGATTGGGTACAGGATATGATTTGCTTGTGATAGATGAAGCACAAGAATATACAACTGATCAGGAATCTGCACTAAGGTATGTCGTAACAGGAAGACAAAATCCTCAAACAATACTATGTGGTACTCCTCCAACAGTTACGTCTTCTGGAACAGTATTTCAAAACTTGCGAAAGAAAGTATTTTCCGGAGAAAGTGAAGAGACAGGATGGGCTGAATGGTCGGTAGATCAACAGCATTCTGTAAGGGATGTAGATGCCTGGTATGAAACAAATCCATCACTTGGATATTTCATAACAGAAAGAGACATCAAGCAAGAAATAACAGGGGATGATTTAGATTTCAATATCCAAAGATTAGGATATTGGATTAGTTACAACTTGAAATCTGCAATATCTTTAGAAGAATGGAAACAACTACAAGCAGAATCATTACCAGAATTGAAAGGTAAGTTACATTGTGGAATCAAGTATTCTTCAGATGGATCTAGTGTAGCAATGGCAATCGCCTGTAAAACAAGGGATGACAAAATATTTGTTGAATCAATTGATTGCCAAAACACACGTAATGGAAATAATTGGATATTGAAATTCTTGAAAGAAGCAGAATTACAAACTATTGTAATTGATGGAAAAGGCGGACAGTCATTGCTTGAAGAAGAAATGAACAAAGCAAAGATTAAGAAGAAGCCAATTTTTCCAAAGGTCAAAGAAGTTGTGACAGCATTTGCAGGATTTGAACAAGCGATATTCAGTCAAACTCTTGTACATATGGGGCAACCTTCATTAGAACAATCAGCGTCTAATTGTGAGAAGAGACCAATTGCTGGTGGAGGATTTGGCTATTCTTCGATAAAAGAAGGTGTCGATGTAACATTGCTTGAAAGTGTAGCGCTAGCACATTGGGCATGTTCTAGTATTAAGGAAGTACACAGACAGCGCATATTCTATTAAAGCGACGATTATAAGGTCGCTTTTTTAGGTTTTTACGTATACCACACGGAAAAGTGGGAGAGGAGACAACATGACAGATTTTAAACCTATCGAAACACAAGAAGAGTTCGATAACATGATTAAGGAACGCCTTAATCGAGCAGAGAAACAATTCCAAGAAAAGTATGCAGATTATGATGAATTGAAATCTAAAAATACTGAATTGGAAACAAAGGTATCAGATTTAACAAAACAAAATAGTGAATTGATGGCCGCGAGCGAGACAACAGCTAAGACTATTGAAGACTACAAAGTTAAAATTCACAACTACGAGACCAACTCGGTAAAAATGAGAGTGGCTAACGAATTAGGGATTGGTAGTTTAGTTGATCGCATTCGAGGAGAAACAGAAGACGAAATCAAGAAAGATGCGCAAGCATTAAAAGATTTAGTTTGGACTAAGAAAACTCCAGAACCACAATCTCACGAAAAAGATGATGTTGAAACTGATCCAAAGAAAGCAGCGTTGAAGAAAACGCTGGAAAAGATGAGAGGAGATAACTAAGATGAGTGAAAATCAAATCAACACAATCGTAAGAGGCACATTATTAGAGCCTGAAACAGTCACAGGATTATTTAGCACTGTAAAAGGTGAATCTACTTTAGCTAAATTATCTGGACAAGAACCAATTGCTTTCAATGGCAATGATTATTTCGTATTCTCTATGGATGACGAAGCAGCAATCGTAGGAGAAACAGAAGCAAAAGAATCTGCTGGTGCAAAACTAAATAAGGTTACATCTAGACCAGTAAAGATTGAATATGGTGCACGTTTTTCTGATGAATTCATCTATGGAACAGATGAAAAGAAGTTAGAAGTAATTGCAGCATTTGCAAATGGTGCAGCTGCTAAATTCGCTCGTGCAGTCGATATCATGGGTATTCATGGTATGAATCCACGTACAAAAGCAACTGCTCAATCTTTGGGTGATAACTACATTGATAAGGCAATTGAAACTACAAGTAATAAAGTAACTTATACTCAAGCAGATCCAGAAACAAATCTAGAAGATGCAATTGCTATGTTAAAGGATTATGACAACACAGGCTTTGCATTCTCTAAAGGCTTTGCAGCTGCATTAGCAAAAATGAAAGTCAATGGAGTATCTCAATATCCAGAATTCAAACTTGGCGCAAATCCTGGTGCATTAGCGGGTGTACCATGTGATGTAAACGACACAATGTCTTTTGGTGAATCTAAAGACATGGCTATTGTTGGTGATTTCCAAAAAGCTTTCAAATGGGGCTATGCGAAAAATCTTCCATTAGAAGTTATTGAATATGGTGATCCTGATAACACAGGTCGTGACTTGAAAGGCCACAATGAAGTATATCTTCGTACAGAAGCATATATCGGTTTTGCGGTATTAGATCCAAAAGCTTTCGCAGCAGTAGTTGAGGGTGAATAATAATGGCGAAATACCAGAATGAAAAGACTGGTGTAATTGCTGATTTATCTAAACCACAAAAGGGATGGAAGCTAATTAGTAAATCCATCCCTTTAAAAACTGTTGAAGATAAACAGGAATCTATCGAAACAGATGAAGAGCCAGTCATAAAAGAAAAGAAGAAAGCGAGAAAGTAAATGAGTAATTATGCAACCGTTGATGAAATCGTCACATTATGGCGCACATTGACATATGAGGAATTAGATCGTGCAGAAGCTTTATTGCCAATCGTGTCAGATAGTTTGCGCTTCGAAGCTGAAAAAAGAGGTAAGAATCTTGATGAAATGATTCGAAATAATCCTTCCTTGGCCAGCGTAGTGAAATCTGTCACGGTTGATGTAGTAGCTCGAACACTGATGACATCCACTGAAGGAGAGCCTATGACACAAGAATCTCAATCTGGACTAGGTTATTCATGGTCAGGAACATTCCTTGTGCCAGGCGGTGGATTATTTATTAAAGATTCAGAATTATCTCGATTAGGATTAAGAACACAAAAATATGGAGTGATGGACGTATATGGGACGGATTAAGGGAACAAAAGTAATTCTGTGGAATAAAGTAGAAACAGGTACAGATGAATTTCATAGACCTACATACGATTTGATTCCAACAGAAGTAGAAAATGTTCTTATAGGCGAGCCATCTCCAAATGAAAGAATAGAAGATTTGAATTTATCCGGAAGACATTTAGCGTATACATTGGGGATTCCTAAAGGTGATACGAATGAATGGGAAAATCAAATTGTCGAATTCTTTGGCCATAAATGGCAAGTGTATGGAATTCCAGTTATGGGAATAGAAGAAAACATTCCTCTATCATGGCACAAGAAAGTGAAGGTTGAGCGGTATGGCGAATAGTTTTATCAAATTAGAAAAATTCGAGTTAGACAGTCAAGGCGTTAGTGAACTGTTAAACAGTGTAGAGTTGTCGGATGTCTTAATGAATTATGCAAATACAGCTAAATCTGATTTAGGTGAAGGATATAAAGCCGTTCGTGTACAATCTGGTGATAGAAAGAAAGTATTAGTGGTTGCCGATACTAAAGATGCACATGATAAGAACTTAAAATCCAACAATATGTTGAAGGCGGTATTTAAATGATTGAAAAGATTGTTTTGGACTACTTATCTTCAATTGTTGATGTCCCAGTATATATGGAAGTACCAGAAAAAAATATTCCTAAAAAATATATCCTAATTGAAAAGATTGGATCATCTATGACGAATCATATTTATAACGCTTCGATTGCTATTCAATCATATGCGGATTCATTGCTTGAAGCGGCATATTTAAATGATGAAGTAATCAAAGCAATGCTTGATATTGTGACGTTGAAGGAGGTTTCAGCGAGTAACTTGAACAGCGATTACAACTTTACTGATACGTCTACAAAACAATATAGATACCAGGCATTATTTGACCTGGTTCATTATTAAAAAGAAAGAGAGGACAGACTAATGCCTAATGTAGCACATGTAACAGCTGGGAAGCCTAAAACAGGCGGACATGTATGGCGTGCTCCACTTGGAACACCAATTCCAACTAATGCTATTGATGAGTTAAATAGTGCATTTGTAGATATGGGCTATATCTCAGAAGATGGCGTAACAAATAGTAACTCACCAGAAAGTACTACTATCAATGCGTGGGGTGGAACTCCAGTATTACGTATTCAAGAATCTAAAGATGATACATTTGCTTTAACTTTTATTTCTTCAATGAATATTGAAGTACAGAAGATGGTTTATGGCGATAAGAATGTAACAGGTACAAATATTGATACAGGAATTTCAGTAAAATCAAATGCACAAGAATTAACAGAATATATCTATGTTATCGATATGATTGCTAGAGATTATGCTGCACACCGTGTAGTAATTCCAAGCGCAAAACCAACGGAAATAGGAGATATCGCATATATTGATTCTGAGGTTGTAGGTTATGAAGTAACTCTTGGATGCACAGCAGATAGTCAAGGCAATACACATTATGACTATTGGCAAACAATCCCAAGTGAAGATCCAGAACCAACACCAACACCTACGTATACTTATGAAGAAGTAACACCAGAAGGAACAGAAAATCCGTCAGAAGAGGGTTGGTACGAATTGGTAGAAAGTGAATACGTATTATCTACAGATACTACTGTAGACGCTGAAAAAACATATTATCGTAGAATCGAAGGATAAAGATAAATTATGATTAAGGGCAAAACAAGTACAGGATTTGAATTCTCTATTGATGAACAACGTTTAAATAATATGGAATTCATTGATGCTTTAGCAGATATCCAAAGATTAGAAGATGCAGAAGAAAAGGACACACAGGAAATTCTTTACTTAACTTCAAATTTGATCAATCTAATATTGGATAAGAAAACAAAGAAAGCGTTATATGATTATGTGCGCAAAGAAGATGGTACTGTTCCAATTGATGCAGTATCTAGAGAAGTTCGTGAAATCATAGCATATAATGGCGAACAGAGTGAAGATGTAAAAAACTAATTGCCCTTGCCGGAATAATTAAAAACTATGAACGTGATATGATATGCGATTTAGCTGAAACATATCACGTTTTTAATTATAGAGAGTTGCCAGTCCAAACATTGGCAACTCTTGTAACCGGTCTAGGGCAAGATTCAAGAGTGGTTAGAAAGATGAGTGGAATAGACAATATTCCATTAAATACAAGAATATTGGCCATGATCTATGACCAATTGAATGTAAGCAATTATATTCAAATGAAAAAAGTTAGTGGCAAAAAGAAAGTCAGAGAGCCGGAGAGCTTGTATTCAAAACTAACCGAAAAACCGAAAGAAAATAAAGATAAACCAATCGCTTTCATAAGTGGAGATATGTTTGATAAAGCTAGGGAGCGATTGATTAATAGGATAAAAGAAAAACAGAAAGGAGGAAGCTAATGCCAACATTAGGAAAAGCTTATGTGCAAATTGTACCTTCGGCAAAAGGCATATCAGATGAAATTTCCAAAGTACTCGGTGAAGAAGGCTCGAAAGGTGGAAATAAAGCTGGTGATGGATTTGGCAAAAAGTTTCTCTCAACTGCAAAGAAATTAATGGCCGGAGCTGCGATTGGATCACTATTTAAATCTGCAATAGATGAAGCGGCTAAGATTCAGCAATCATTTGGTGGTTTAGATACGCTTTATGGTGACGCAGCCGAACAAGCTAAGATTTACGCTAAAGAAGCAGCCAAAGCTGGTATCAGTGCTAATACTTATGCTGAACAAGCCGTATCATTTGGTGCGGCATTGAAGCGAGCATTTGATGGAGATACTGTTAAAGCAGCCGAGGCAGCTAATACCGCTATTATGGACATGGCTGATAACTCGGCAAAATTTGGTACAGATATCGAATCTGTTCAAGCTGCATATCAAGGCTTTGCAAAGGGCCAGTATCAACTTCTGGATAACTTAGCTTTAGGTTATAGCGGAACTAAATCAGGGATGGAAAGCTTACTGCAAGAAGCTAATAGAATTAACGCGCAAAATGGCAAAATAACAAACTATAGCATTGATAATTTGGGTGACGTATACGAGGCAATACACGTAGTACAAGAAGAGCTTGGAGTAGCAGGTGTCGCAGCACAAGAAGCAAGCACAACATTTAGCGGATCTATGGGCGCTATGAAAG